TTCGCGCGGAACTCGGCGGATGGCCCGGCTGCGCAAGTAGGTAACGACAGGGCTGATATCGCCGACAGGCAGCAGGCCGGCACCGATGCGGCGCAGGAGTTCGCCCGTGTCGCGGCGCTCGGGCTGCTGGACGCTGTAGTTGCCGTATGCCTTATCCAGCTCCGCAGCGACCTCCCTGAAATCCCGTCCAGTCAGGCGCATCATCAGCTTCATGCCGTCGCCTGCCCCGCAGCCGGCGCAGAAGTAAGAGCCGGTGCCGTCCTTATCGTCGAAGCGGAAGCGGTCTTTGCCGCCGCACATCGGGCATGGGCAGTGCTTGCCGGACAGTTCCCGGTCGGTCATGCCGGCGTACTTGAGTGCGTCGCGCCAACGGCCGCGCATCAGTTCGGCAGTCTTCATGCTGCGGCCCTCTGCGATTCACGGCTTTTGGCGAAGGCGATGTTCTTGTGCTTGATCCAGCCCATGACCTCGGGGGTCGGCTGCATCGGGGAGACGCCTTTCTTCTCGCGCGGGGCGTGGCCGGTGTATTCCTGGCATTTGTAATAGGCCCAGCCGTCCTTCTTGCCTGTGCTGCGCGCGTACCACAGAAGCTGCGCGTAGACTTCGCGGCGCTGATCGGTAGTGAATGTCTTGCGCTTGGCAACCTCGCCGAGCGGAACCAGCTTGCCGTCTACCCACTCGACATCCTGATGCGGGAGCGGCTGATGACCGCAGGCGGGGCAACGGCTAGTCGAGAACACATAGCCGCATTTTCCGCATGGACGCGGCTCACGCTCTGCCTTCACCTTGTCGCGCTTCTTGCGGTCCGGGTTATCACCCTTTCCTTGATCCAGCTCGGCAGGCAGGTCATCAGTCGGCAGGCCGTTGCGCAGGCAGTTACCAGCGTGGTCGATAATGATGCAGTCGGCCTTGCCGTCAGCGGTGCGCAGGCCACGGCCCATCATCTGGTAGTGCATCATCAGTGACTTCGTTGGGCGAGCCAGGACAACACACGCGGTTTCAGGGGCATCGAAGCCCTTGGTCAGCACCGCAACATTGCACAGCACGCGAATGCGGCCGGCGCGGAAGGCATCAATGATTTGCGTGCGCTCGGCAATGTCGGTGTACCCATCAACGTGCGCGGCCCTTACCCCAGCCAGGGAGAATTGGCGAGCCAGTTCGCGGCTATGCGCCACGTTGCAGCCGAAGACGATGGTCTGGCGCCCTTCAGCTAGCCGGCACCAGTTCTCAACCACGTCGCCAATCAGCTTGGCATCACCCATGACTTCTGCGAGGGCGTCTTCTACCCAATCGCCGCCGTTGCTTTTCACGCCAGTCAGGTCGGGGACGCTCGGTGCATAGCAGAGTGCAGGGACCAGATAGCCTTGCTCGGTGAGGCTGCGCAGGGTGGCAGTGACGACCAGTCGGTCAAACACCAGACCCATACCCTTACGGAACGGGGTGGCGGACAGGCCGATGACCGGAACGCCCTCTTTCACGCAAGCCTCAATGATGCGAACGTGGTCCTTGTGCAGCACATGGCACTCATCGATGACCAGCAAGTCAGGACGGAATGCGGCGCAGATGCGATCCCAGCGAGCGCGCAGCGTCTGGATCGTGCAAACCTGAACGGGCTTGGCGTAGTTAGTCAGCTCGTGCTGTCCTTGGATCACGCCAACTTCCAGGCCGTCAGCTTCGAAGCGGGCAACGGCTTGCTCGACAAGCTCCAGGCTGTCCACGACGAAGAAAGCCCGCTTCCCCTTAAGCATGGCGCCTTGCTTCATCGCGGAAGCAATGGTGGTTTTGCCTGCCCCGGTTGGAGCCATCAGAACCTGTGTTTTGTGACCGGCAGCGATACCGCGACGGAGTTCGTCAAGGGCTTGCTGCTGGTAGTCTCTGAGCTGTTGCATGTATAATTTCCTCGTTCGTTTCTGAGTAACGCCCCGCTTGCCTAGCCGCTGTGGGGCGTTTTTGTTTCCAGCCTCCCAAGGCCCGTCCAGGGGAGTGCTGTGTGTGGTGCCTCGCGTGTGCGTTACACCGTGCTCTGGTACTTACTCGCCCTTGGCTGGGGTGCTGTTTCGGGGCACATCTTCCCCATACCCACCTGAGCGGGTATGGAGCTTTCAGCAGTGCGCCTGTCTCGTCGGCGGTGCTGGCAACAGTCGAATCGCTCGCTGTCACTTGGGCAGGATTCACGTCAGCGACGACGCATCCCGGAGCTGCCCACTGGTGATAGCCACATCACCCGCTTCCCCCTCCTGCCGGCCTTGGGAGCCTTTTGCCGGCTTGTCCTGTCAGGGCTGACGCCAAGCGTTCGTTTCACCGTCAAACGCCAACCCGATGCTTAGGGCATCACTCCATTCCGGTGCGCCTGCTTGGAGAAGGCGCTTCAAACATCACTGGCCGATGTTCCGGATCACTCACAGGTACTGGATAAACCAACACCCTCTCCGCTTCGCTTACCTGTCCGATCCGTTGGTCCTAAGATGGGAACCATGGAAACCACTGACAGGGATGTCTCTTATGCAACTGCCGCAGAACTACCCGGCTCGTCTTCACGTTTGGCGATCAACTTCCGGCGAGACTCTTTCTCAAGAACGCACTGCATCGGGTAGGAAAAACCTCCTGCTGCACGGCACTGGGAAACTCGGCCGCTGCTGACACCAAGCGCATCTCCGATGGCTCGACCCGAGCCAAAGAACGCCAATGCTTCGTCGAATGTCATTTCAGCTCTCCGCTATTTGTGCGGTCAGTTTAGGCATCTTAACACGCAAAGGCAAGGAATCTAAACAACGTAATCCTTTAGAATCCTAAACATGGAATTCAAAGACCGATTGACTCAGCGTCTGAAGGAAACCGGCCTGACTCAGAGCGAGCTGGCCAAGCGGATCAACGTCTCAAGAACGACGATCACTTTCTGGAAGACCGGCGTGAACAAACTGAGCGGCGAGAACCTTATGGCGCTCGCCAAGGCGCTCCGCTGCTCTGCTCGCTGGCTTGCTACAGGTGAGGGCGCCCCCGTTCCAGAAGGCATCAGCCTGGACAAGCCGTGGCTGGATATGGACGACGCCAGCAACGTCGAGCAAGGCCCGCCAATCGTCAGCCCGTACCGCGCTATCCCTATCGTCGGCACTGCACAGATGGGTGCCGAGGGCTATTGGTATGCCCTGGAAGAAGCTGACGGCACCGTGGATGCCTACTCACGAGACGCTAGCGCCTATGCGCTACGCCTCAAGGGTGACTCGATGGAGCCAGCGATCCACAGCGGCTGGGTCGCAGTCATCGAGCCTGATCGGGACTACTTCCCAGGCGAGTACGTCATGGTCCGCACCACGGAAGGCGAGAGCATGTTGAAGCGGCTGCTCTACTGCAACGAGGCGGAAGTCAGCCTGCTTTCAGTGAACGGCCATGCGATCCGCAACATCCCCACGGAGCAGATCGAGCACATCCATTCGGTCGGCGCCATCGTGCCACCGAGTCGGGCTAGGGTTTGAAGGTTAACGCGGGCCGATGCAGGAAGCTCACCCGGCCTCAAAATCACATCTAGGAGATACTATGGCTGATCCGGCAAACGAGAAAATGAGCGTTCAACATCTTGAGCACCGCAAGGCGCCCAGCTTCGTCCAGGACTATGCCGACCGAATTAATATTCTGATTTCTGACACTCCTGGCATGGCTCGGTCGATCAATCTTATATTCGGCAGGGACACCGCCGATGTCGTTGAAGAGCGACTGGTTCCAAACCCTAGCGGTGGCGCGGCCATGACTCCAACGAATGTCGTTGCCTATCGATACGAACTTGCTAGCATTACCATGCCGGAACACGCTGCTCGCAGCCTTGCGGAGAGTATATTGGCCTCGCTCAACAATCCGCCTAGCGCTCCAACCGAGGCATAACGTGAAAATCGCTCCGGTCCCGCTACCAAACGGAAACTCAGTCGTTTACGTTATTCCTGAGCAGCATGACGCTGCGGATGGTTTGCTAAGAGTGCATCAGGCGATAGCCAACATGCAGAGCGGGTCTTTCCCTCACTTCTCTGCCGTCTCGACCGGAACGGGTACCAAAACTTCGCCCAAGACCAGTGACGCCCAGACGAAGCAAATGCATACTGAGCCCATGAACGACATTACTCGTGACGAGCTTGACGCGAAACTAGACGCGACCAATGCGCGTGTTGAGGCGCGCCTTGCCGGATTTGAGAGCACGGTGCGCGACACGATGGCGGCTGTTCGGCATGACTCTGCAGAAATGCGGGGCGAGCTTAAAGCGATCCATGGCGATCTAGCGCACCTCAAAAATCTAAAGGCCAATATCTGGGGGGCTGCCGGGGCAGTTCTCTTGGCATTCTTGGCTTCGGCTCTGACGATTTACTTCGGAATCTCCAGCAACAACCAGATGCTTGTTTCGAACGCTATTGCAGGCTTCGGTGCAGGGAAGGATGTTTCAGCAGCCCAAGCAGAAATCAAACAATTGAATCGAGAGGCACTGGAGCTGCTGCAGCAGATCAAAGCGCAACAAGCTGCCAGTCCGGCTGTGCGTCCTCCCTCTCCACCCTCGCAGCAGTAATCCAAGCCCCGCACCACGCGGGGCTTTTTGTATCTGCAAAACCCTCTCCTACTTAGGTCTGCGCCACTTCTTTACATGTGGCAACCGGCCACCATGTTTCCTCTTGCCC